AAATCCATCTGTCTTGCCTTAGTGTAACTCATAAAGTCCATATTGAAGTCAGCCTTCTCAGAATACTTATCCACTCCTGTCACTTTTAAACCGGCGTGTTTCATTATCTCACCATGCACACCATCACCCGAACCAATATCTAAACAAGTTTTAAATTTTGTTCTGATATTATTACGTTCAGATACCAAGAATTCTATAAGAGCTAACCCACCCCAAGTAATAGAATATTCTTTAATATCGTTCTTCGTCAAAGAAGTCTGGTGCATCAGTAGGTACCCAATAATCTCCATCTACATCTGTAAAAGCGCTTGTCTCTGTATAACTTATACCATCATCTATAAAACCAAACGGTGACATATCTTGTTCTATAGCTTTCTTTTGACTTTCAAATAAACGATGGCGTACATCTTCATCAGTTAATTCTTTAAAGTAAGGTTGATTTGCTAACCATGCAAAGAATACTAGACACATTACCAAATCATCAGTAGCTCCTTCATCAGCCTCATAAGACGCTCCCTTTTGAACAAAGTTAGAAAGCTCAACAATAATATCAAAATCTTCAACAATCAACTTATCAGATTCTATCAATGTTTTCAAGTTAGAACATCCAACTTTCTTTACTGCCTTAGTTGTTCTAATTCCCAAATCACTTTTACCATCACCAAACCCACTACCTATTACCTGACCAGCCCTGCCTCGCATCTGACTCATTATAATATTTTCGTATTCTAAATCATAGTGTAGGGCATCAGCAATCTGTCCACCTATATCATTAATTTCTACTAAGATATAAGCTTCATTATAAGCCTTAGCTATATTGTAAATAATCTCAGGAAATACTAAAGGACGTATATCGTTGTTTCTATACTTAGCCACTAATCGGTATGGTATAGTTGAGATATCAATTACTATAAAAGCAGAGTAATCATTACCTCCACCCCTGGCTACATCTACACATATACAATACATAGCATCCTTTTTAGGTTTTTCATGTACATCAAAACCAGCATTAGATTCTAATGGATCCGCATGAGGTATTTCTTGAATTTTTGTAGGTGATATAAGAGTATTAATAGAACCAAGAAATGAACATTCAAACTCTTGTAGAAACTGTTGTTCACTTGTATTTCTTACGGTCTGTTCTTTCCAAGCATCATCTCTACCTGGCACCTCCCTCCAATGAACTTCAATAGGAACAAACTCACTCTTTTCATTTACCGCCTCCGTCCACATCTTATAAAACATATTCATTCCATGTGGTGTAGATACTATAATCACCTTCGATGTCTGACCAGCAGTAATCGTAGGATAGACTGAACTAAAAAACTGTTCAGCTATATTGGAGGGAATAAAAGCAAACTCATCAAGAAAAATAATATTATATGAACCACCACGAACCGCAGATGCGGACGTACTCGCCGCAATAATTTTAGAACCATTCTCTAACTCCAATGAACCTTTGTTCCAATTCATTACCCCCTGTTGCATCCATTCTGGTAGATGCTCGTATGCAAGTTGAAATCTTCCTAACAAGTCTCTCGCTGTTGCGGCCTTGTTAGCAAGAATAGCTACATTCACCGCCTCATTAAAAATGACGTAGTGAATAAGATATGATATAATAGTAGTCGATTTACCAGACTGTCTAGGCAGTTTACAAATAGTAAAACGATTGCTATGAAATGTACCTACCATCTCCTTTTGGAAATCGTAGAGTTTAAACGGTATTAAGCCTTCATCAATACTAACGATGTTTACATAGTTCTCGATAAAGTGTGCAGGATTTTTCTGACACTTTATGAACTCTGCAATCTGTGCTTCATCATATGAATGTGTAACTGCAGCAGGCTTTAGATTTGGATTACCTTTGTAGTTTGTCCGTAGATCCATTACTCTTGTCCTTTAAAAGATTTTGTAATTCTTTTGTCGAACCAATAAACAATGCATTGGTAACATTCTTAGGAGCATGATCAGGAACTTCTTTAAGTTTCTTCATCTTCTCCTGTAGGTCTGCCAACTTCTCTGTCACTTCAGCTACGTTCTTAATCAACTGACCCACCACTTCATACGCTCTAGGGTGTTCACCTTCTTTAGCTACCTCAAGTATACCATCTATTGCGTCCTGACCTCGCTCAACGAGGTTGTAGAAGTTTTCACGGCTATACTTATAGTCTGCATCAGCATGATCTAAGGTGTCGTCAGGCCGTGGCACAAGAGGTTTGGGGTCTAATAATTCTTCTTTTATGCTGTGTGTTAATCCAAGAGCGTCACTTATTTTCTCATCAATATTCTTTATCATCCATCCACCCATTCACTTATAGTTTCATTAAAACCAAAATTATCATCTGCATCCGGAACACTTGAAGTTTCAAGCGTGACCTTAGCTACTCTCGGTGGCGTCTTAGATTGCAAGTCTGCATATGCAGAAACTTCTGCCTTTGTAATTGGCTTGGCAGTAGTAACAGGTCCATATACATACGCCTTTGCAACAAAATTAAATGTATATATTATTGCTCGACGTTCTGTAAAACTACCTGTGTAAGTATCTTCATAACCAATACTATTCAGCACTATAGGAACATCTCGTACTACATCCATTTCTGGAACTTCATTAATAGTTACTGTATATTCTGGTTGGAAAAATGGTAATATCTGTTCAACGATTTGAATACCATCATCTGAATTCTTAGTCATAACAAACATTTCAAAATTTAAATTGTAAGGTACAGGAGAATACTGAGTACTCATCTGCTTTAATTTTTTGTCCTCTGTGTTGGCTACTTTCTTTCGTTTCATAATCCTATTTAATTTTCTACTAGGATCATAGTCAAGACCTGCAATTTCAAAACCAATTCTAGGTAATGTGATTGCTACTTTCTGATCCAAATTAGGATCGGCATCCAACCGAACCATAAACTTTTGTTTTGGTCCGTATGCTAAAGGAACTTTCATAGATTGTACTTCTGTTCCTGCACTATTACGTCTTGAAATATAGATATCATTAAACAAACTACCAAATGCAATAATACATTTCCTTAATGATTCGTTATAAAAATATTGTCCTAACATTATGTACTCTCCGTAGGATCACCAAATGGATTTGATTCTGTAAAGTCTAGAACAGGATCACCAATTACCCCTGTTGCCCTTTCTTCAAACCATTCGTTCTCCGATTGTGTGTCTATTGTGGCTAACCTATAATCTTCATTAATAATAAAGAATGAATAGTAAGCATCCGAATCTTCTGTAAGAATTGATAGGCCCGCCTCTGTTGTTTCTGCAAGGTAGTAATCAGTACTGCCTGGTGTTGAACTCTCAAGAATAATATTAGACTCTAGAGGCGGCCATGGCGTTGGCAACGGATTCTGGTCATATATAGTACCCCACTCTTGGCCAATTCTTTCATTAAATGCAACTTGATTTTCAAGTGAGAATTCCCAATCCAAAGCATCAGTACTTCTCTTAGTTTCAATATCATCAATTGCATAAATGCCTGTATCAAGTACTTCACTAGAGTACTCAAAGGTACGACAATACAATTTATAAACAGGCAGATTATCTACCTGATAAAACGGATCATCGTGATCCACGAAACTGATCTCAAACAGTTTCTTTACTGTAGGCATATAGATTAAATCACCCTCATCAGGCCTTGAAGATACAATTAAGTTTGCATCACTACTTACAGTATTATCCCACCGTCTACGAGAAACAACAAAAGTTGTTTCATCTCTAATCTCTAAACCAAATCTAGAAACTAATTCTTTCTCTCCTTCATAACCCTCTTGGGTTTCCATCCACATCTCTATGCCATAGGCATCATCAAAACGTGACAATGCAGATTCACCAAACAACTCGTCTTTATTTACGAGAGTCCTAGGAATATAGAACACATCGTGCCCATATATCTGTATGGCTTCAATGGCTAAATCTTCGTAAAGGTGTTGCTCATTAGGCGTACCTTTAGAAAAATATACATTAGTTGTCATTTAGTTTTATCCAATATCAAAATCAACAGGTGTCTCAAAATTAAGTCTACCCTGTTCTTCTAGAGTTGAAATTTCTTCTTTGGCTTCGTTGTAGATAGTTTCACCATTCATAGTGACTCCACCTAACATAGTTACCCCTTGAAATTTAATCAGGTTCTCTCCCCATTGCTT